CGATTAGAGAAGATTCCACAAAAGCTTTAGATAAACAAACTGCAACTCTTTGTTTGCTATCTGGATATTCTTCTTTCATTACTTCAGAAGACATACAACGACCTAGAAAAGCCTGTTTATCTTCATTTTTATTCGGTGTGGGTATTGGCATAATATGTCTCCTTACGAAGAAATACACCCAGCTAATAGATTAGCAGCATTTTCCCAGGATAATTTTTGTGCTGTTTCTATTCCGGGCTTATTATTAGATATTCTATTTTTATAACAATGTTGCATATAATCTATAATTTGGTCAAACTGAGATGTTCCTAACCCGGCCCAATTAGATGTACCAAAAAACCACTTATTATCTATGGCAAGTTCGTCTGAATCTATATCAACTAGAAAACTGTTGTCTGCTGTACAATACTCTGTATGGGCAGAATAATTAGTCGTGATAACTGGCTTATTCATTGCCATGGATTCCAATAGTTCCAGATTCCATCCTTCTGCTCTAGATATATAGACACCGCAATTTGTATAGGAAATTAGTTCAGCAAGTTGAGGGTGCGTTTGTATTCTAGGAAATAATCTGATTTTATTTTTAAGAGGTGATTTGTCTATTAATTTGATCCATTCGGATTCTTCTTCACGAGATAAAAAGGGATTGTGTGTAACTAGCCAAAGTTCTACATTGTCATTATTTTTAAAAGCACGATTAAAGCAATCTATTAAAACATCGTGTCCTTTTCTCTTCTCCCATTTTCCTATAGTAAAAAAAACATAATTAGCGTTTTTCTGACTATTATCAATAGCAAAGTCGAAAACATTTGTGTCTACACCCAAAGGTACAACAGATATTTTTTTGTCTATTTTATTTTTTAACAAGACATTTTTTGCCCACTGAGAAGAAACAATAATATGATCAGCAAAATTGAGGTGGTAAATTTCTTTTTGGTTAAATTTGTCTGTTTCAAAAAAGGGAAAAACATTATAGTGACCATTTCCAGGTCTTGTCAATAAATCAAATTGATGCCAAATCTTAAGAGATGGCTCGTTGTATGGAATTAAATGTGATTGATTTATGCATTTATTGATGAGTTGTGCTTCATTATCAGAATCAATATGGGGTTGACCAATTGGGACTAAACCGACATTATGAGATAGTTTGTCTAGACACTTAAGTAAATTCAGCGAAGCATATCCATATCCGGTGTAGCCGATAGGTGACATCATATGCAAGTTCATATACTATACTCCCAGTATTGGATTGTTGTTGTTGTGTATTTTATTGACTCTACAAAATTGGCTGCACTTAGACATATTTTTTATGGAATTAGCTCCTATATAGCAGCAACATGAGCGTATACCCCCGAGTAGTTCTTGTATAATTTTATCAAGACTTCCTTTGTATGGAACTGAAATCTTGGTTCCTTCGGATGCACGATAGTTCTTTTTGCCTTCTTCAAATATCTCTTGAGCATGATGAGTGCTCATTCCGTAGTATGTGAATTTGGTTTTTCTTGTATTTACTGGACATCCTGGATCGTTGGGTTGCCACCAATTTTTCCCGGCAGATGAACATTGGTATTCATATTGCCATTCTCCATCACACGGATCAGTACCAGCAAAATATCCCCCAAGCATAACAAAGTCTGCTCCAGCACAAAGAGCTTTGCATACATCTCCTGCATTTTTGTGTCCTCCGTCGGAGCAAATCAAGCCTAGCTTTTTATTGTCGCTTTGTAGCCCATGAGCAGTGTATGAGTTTTGTAAAACACAGGTTAGTTGTGGCAAGCCACATCCAGTTAGAAAACGAGTTGTGCAAGCACTGCCGCCTCCTATCCCGCATTTGATTATGTCTACTCCTCCGTATATTAATAATTCTTGTGTAGAAGAAGTATTAGTAACATTACCAGCGATAATAATAGATTCTGGAAAGTGTTCTCTTACTTTTTTACAGTATTTTACGAAAACATCCATATGTCCATTTGGTACATCAATGCATATATTTGGTTGTTTGTTAAGTTTAAGTTTTAGCTCTAATAAATGATTAATATCACTTTTTTTATATCCTATTGAGACAAAAACATAATCTATATCATCTGGATATGATTCAAAGTATGATTGTAGCTGATCTGTTGTATGATATTTGTGTAAACAGGCAATCATTTTATGCTCAGCAAACTGACGAGCCATTTCAAGAGAACAAAAGCTCATGTTCGCACATACAATAGGTATACCTGTCCAAATTCTAGGACTATGATAAAACTGAAAGCTTCTATCTATAGTGATTTCAGATCTGCTGGTAAGTGTTGATCGCTGTGGAACTATTAGCACATCATCAAAATCCAAGGCCAATTCATCAACTATTCGAGTCATGAAGCATAACCTTTCCTTGCGCAAATAAATCTGTATGTTTGTATCTAATAAAAATTTCGCTATCTTTTTCTATATTTCTTGACGCTTGAACTGTACCGATGAGTTTTGAATAATCTATATTCATTACTGCATTAGGTTCGTCTTGATGATTATATACAGCACTATATCCCATACCTAAATAAATCACATTTCCGTGTCTCTTGCATTCTTCGCAAGGACAAGCATCGTTAACAAAACAATACGAAAAAATACCAAAATCTCCTTGATATCTAGTTCTAAATGCTAGTGGCACAAGTGGGAAAACTTCTATGATCTCATCTTGTGTAAAAAGTCTATTAGCAAAAACTCCTCTGCCGTGAACGTCAGAATTTTGGCAATATATTTGATTTGAGAAAAATTTTGTATTTTCGTTTTCTGTCATTATTTAACCTTATGTGATTTGTGTTTATCTAGTAAAAAAACACCATCTATCTAGATGAGTGTCTAGGCTTGATGTATGAACGGTATATAAATAGTCTTGCATGTCTTTCCAATTACTAAAAATCATATCATGAGGAATAGTTCCAAATAGCCAATCTGGAGCCTCGTTTTTACCTTGTACCATATGAATAAGGATAGGTTTTTTCTGTCTGTTAGCCCAAAAAATTTCTTCAAGAGTTCCGCACGGATGAACATTAAGATCCAGATTAACAATAAGAAAATCACTAACATCAACCATTCTCAAATCTACTGAACGTATAGTTTTCATGATCTTAGCAAGTTGATCATACTGGCCCTCTCTTTTTAGTTTTCTTTTATATTCCGCAACAGTGGCGTCTTCTGCTCCTATATTGGTTGGTTTTTTGAGAGGATTAAAAACAGATACGCCCAAGCCCAGTAAAAATGGAGTTATATGATCTCTCCATGTGGCACCTCTATCCGGTACTCTGTCCATGGCACCAGCTAAATAACATCTTTGATCATGTAGTCTATTATTCATAATTAAAAAACAGATAGTCTACTAGACTGGTTGAATTCCTGGAACCCCTATTAAAAGAAGAACTATTTTTAAGTTTATTAAAGCCATCGAACAAACCAAGTATCATGCAACCCAAAAGCATAAAATATAACATAACTACTTTCTATTACGAATTTGTTTTAAAGTATATATAGAAATATTAGTATCAGACCAAATATCTTGTATAAGCAATGATATGAAATCCCAGTTTCCTCCAGCTAGACCGCTTCCGAACTTTGGGGCGTGTATTTCCACCCTATTCGTATCTTTGTGTGACATTAGTTGTTGTTTATATGTCTTTACAGATAACATACATTGAACAAGCGCGGCGTAATTGATTGGCCTAGGATTCTTATATGAATCTATAATACCGTTTTGAGCGATCATATTAGCAAATATGATTTCATGATCATAAGTTTTATCTTTTTTTACGGATATAAATTGTACATGACCCAACTTCATATGATTGCCCAATAAATGATAATTTTCTTTAACTGATGGGTACTTGTTGGCTATTGATCCAGCAAAACCTGCTCCAAAAGCATTAACATTATTACATACATGAGGTATGATTACTGTTGATCCATTAGAGCCAGCAGTAATTCTTTGGTTTACTGCATCAAAAATATCTATATTCGATATATAGTTGATATAAGGATATTTGTTGGTGTTTTTTGAACTATTTTTAGTGATCATTTTTATCTTTCTATCTTAGTCCATTTGTTAATAGGACAAGATTGGTCTGCCCATGCTAGTTTGTTCATAAAAATTTTTTTACGATTAACATTGCATCCGCACATCATACAGACGCCTTCGTTTTTATTATAGAATTCGCAACCGTCTTGACAAATAGCAAATCTTGTGTCTATTTCTTCTTGCGTCGCTTTAGGGAAACCAGACCAAACATGAAACGCTAAGGATTTAAGAAATGTTTTTATTCTTGAAAATGTTATCTTCATCTACAAACTCTTTTAGAAGTAGTATATTTCCGTCTTTGTCTCTGTAATAAAGGTCTATATTTTCGACAACCATATCCGCAGCAAACCATCTTTGGGCACCATTCAATAAGCTTATTGCAGAATGATTGACCTTATCGTTTTTTCTTGCCTTATAGATATCTGTTAAAATAAATTTTTCATTACTATAACAAAAAAGATCGCCAGGCTTCAATTCCTCAATATATTTCATCCTGCCATTCTTCCCAAAGTTCTTCCTGATATATTTCTTTTTGTTTTTGCTTGAAAGCTTTTTTTATTTTATTCTGATCTCTATTTTCATAGACATCAAAGTCTTTGGGTCTTGTTTTTTTTCTACTTATATTTTCTCTTCTGTGAGATTTTCTGTCTAAATTTGAATTATCATCGCTTTGCATCGTTGTCTCCAGTAGTATCTTATGACCTTAGTCTTGAAAGTCAAGAAGAAGAATTAAAAATTTTCTAGCTTGACTGACAGAATTCCTAGCATATATATTATGCAGGTGGGGGGTTAAGATATTATAGGCTGAACTATTCCATATCCCTCGTATTTCTTATCTCCCTTGTACTGCGGCTGGGTGAGTTTTCTCGTCGATCTACTAAGTATACCCACGCACTCATTTCTGTCAATAGGTCTGCGTGATCTGCTAAGAAGAAGTGCTGCACATCCTACTGCGAAGGGCGTAGCCATGCTAGTACCACTCATTGTGCTATATGTATTATTAGGGGTGGCGCTTATTATGTCATCTCCAGGAGCTAAAAATTCTAGTGATTCGCCAGAACAACTAAAAGAACAAACGTTGAGATCCCTGTCTACTGCACCAATACTAATAGAGTTATCATATTTCGCAGGATACTGTATGTCGCTGTCTATTCCGCTATTGCCAGCAGCACAAAATACTATGACTCCTTTTGATGTCGCATAATTGATTGCTTTTTCTAGTGGTCCAAAAGGGAACTCTGACCCAAGAGACATTGTTAATATATTTGCTCCATGATCAGCGGCCCAAACAACGGCATTAGCAACATCAATATTTGAACCATATCCATTGTCTGATAGTGCTTTTAATGGCATAATTTTTGCATTTGGGGCAATCCCCACCATGCCTACGCTGTTATTTGACGCAGCGACCGTGCCGGCAACATGAGTACCATGTCCATTTTTATCTTGAGGATAATTATTACGCTCGACAAAATTATATCCATCAATATAACTATGTTTTAGGTCTTCGTGATTTAAATCACACCCCGTATCTATAACTCCTACAACAACACCTTCTCCCTGAGAAAAATCCCAGGCTCTTTCGACATTAAACATCTTAATAGGCCAACTTAAAAATTGACCAGCATTAACCGACAGCCCATGTAAAAGTTCTTTTTTATGAGGTAAAAGGCCGCATCTGTCTCTTTTTCTATTCATCTAAACTTTCTATGGCTTTAATAGTTTCTTGTATCCATTTGTTGAATACACTAATTCTTGTATGTCCACTAGTATCTCCATGATCAGAATTAGGACTACCATCATCAGAAAAAACACAAGAATGTATACCAGCTAATTTTTGATCAATAAATAAACCGCCTCCGCTATCTCCTCTGGCTATTAAAAATTCTAAAGATGTTTTTTTACCTCTATGCACGGAACATATAAGCATATCTTTTTCTATTTCATCAACTATATTAGAACCAGCCCTTTTAAAGCCGTCATTTTTTGTCATTCCAGTATGAAAAGTACCGGTCGCTCCGTATCCAGCTTGACTAGATATTTTACCAACTTCGTCAACCCCGCTGTATAATTCTGGATAAAAATCCAAGTCTAGTGGTTTGTCTAAATAACATAAAGCTATGTCGTTTTTACCAACTATATTATCATCAAAATTTTCAGGTATTATACCTATCATCACCTCTATTTTCTTGTCTCCAGAAACGACAAATCTAGAATCGGTGTCTTTTATCACATGGGCAGCTGTTATTACCCATCTAGGGGCTATTGCAACACATGATGCCGTATATTTAGCACTAATTGTCTTGCTTCCGTCTTCATGAGGTATATTTAATTTGATAACTCCCTCAATAGGCAAAACACATTTATGTTTATTTCCATAGGCGATATAATCCGAATCTCTATTTGACGGATCTATAGTACCAGAATAGACGGCACTAGAAAAGAAAAAACAAAGACATAATATTACATATCTGATAAGCATATCGTCCTCCTTTATACTATGGAGGTCTATTTTTTAACTTATCATTATACACCTTTGCGTCTTTTATTATGTCAATATTCCAACTTCTGTAGTTCATCAAATGACCAAACACAAAATGACAATATTTATCACACAATGTAATTAAATTATCAGGATCTAGCTCCCTAGAGGGATCTAAATGTACTGGGACTATATGATGAACCTCTGGCTTTAAACACGAGCCACATGCAGCACAGCAGGGCTGCTCAGATAGATGTTTTTGACGCAAAGCCGGCCAGTCCTTAGACCTTTTGGCAAAACGTATTTCTTTATTAAAAAACCACATCTTTACTTTCTTCCACCTTCTTTTTTAGTTACTGTTTTAGGATAAGGATCAGTAATAGGGAGTATTTTTATATCATTAGACTTGATAATGATAGACCATAATCTCTCCCACATTCGCGACTCTACCTTATCAATTGGAGGCATAACTGCCTTAAAAATTTCTGAATTAATAATTTTAGTAAATGTATCTGTTCTAACAATAAAAGAGTTCCATATGCACATAGGAACAGGGGTTATATTAATAGCATCTGATATTACTGGGACTGTTTTATATTTATTAACAAATCTTGTCTTTGCTTCTGAATCCCAGTTCCAGCCACTGTCATTATAGTGCAATACTAATACAGAATCTTTTTTTAGCTCTTTAAAATCAAATGCTTTCTCCAGGGAAACGCTATCCTGCATAAAAATATATGCCTCATACTTGTTTTGATATTTATTAAAAGCTTTTACCCAAGCTCCATATTCATAATTACAATTTTTTTCTGAATGTATAGTTACATTAGTATATTTTTTTTGTAACTCCCTTAGACATCCACCGTTAATTGAATTTGAATCCACAATTATTATATCATTTGTGTATATTTTTCTTATTTTGTCTACGCACTCAGGAATATAGTCACACTCCTTACTACATATTACAAACACAAAATTATTCATCTCATGACTTTCTGTTCAATATTCTATTTATAATAGATGATGTGCTTATTATATCTGTATATGGAATGTATAAAAGAACTATCCCTTGACTCTCTAGCCATTCTTTGGTAAAATTCATTTGCTTGTAGTAATCCTTACGACACCAATCGTCGCCTACGGCTATAAAATCAGGACTTATACTTAGTATAGTTCTTTTGCTATCTTCTCCAAATACATTAGGTATCACTCTACTAACATATTTACATTCTAGCAAAGAAATTTCTCTTTCCTCATATGTCATTATAGGTGATTTATTTTTGTATTTTAAAACAAATTCATCTGTATTTAGAGAAACTATGATATTAGGACAAACAGAATAACATTGCTTCAAAAAAGAAATATGTCCATAGTGAAACAGATCGAACGTACCTCCTGTATAGAGAATTTTGTTTTCTTTCATCTCTTTAATCCAGAATAGATGCTGCTATTAAACAACCTTTAGCCACAGAATGAAGGGGGTCCGCAGAGTGCTGGACTACTTTAATTTCAAGAGGAAACTTAGCTTCTAATAATTTTTCTTGCAACTTTTCGATATACCCATCAGCTTTGGAAGTACCGCCAGCAACTACTATCTTGATAGGATTTTTGAATTTAGGTAATGATTTGTGTCCAGTTAGAGCAACACATAATTGCTTTGCTGTATACTCAATAAGTCTTTCGTAATATGATGATACTGCACTTAAAACCGGATTATCATTAGGTTCGCCAACTTTAAAAGAACCACCTTCTTTCTCTACTTGCACAACACTGTCAGGCTCTCCAGTGGCTACGGCGCTCATTCTGTCAACCCAATCACCAGACTTTGTTGTACTAAATACTACAGTGGGTTCTCCATTAAGCATAACACAAACATTGGTCATGCCAGCACCACAGCTAATGCCAATACCAGTATAATCGTCTCCCTCAAGTTCGGCATAACACAATGCCTCCGCTTCATTAACTGATCTTGCGTCGTATCCTACCTCTGATAAAATTGCCTTAACAACATCTTCGTGGTATCCGACATCAAAATCGTCATCTTCTTGATCTACTGGTTGTGCAGGAACACAGAAAACCAATTTCTCTCCTTGTGCAGCAGCTTCTCCGACAACTTCTTTGAGTATAAAAGCAAGTATTCTTTTTGCTTCTTTTTCTTTAACCGATACAACGCCTCTATACATTGGCCGTCTTGCCGTATCGTTTCTTTCTACGGCTTTTTCGATAGCGTCTTTACCTATAACAATAAAAGATCCGTCATTATCTTTGATAAATATTTTTCCTGCTAGTCCTTTCTCTATCATTTTTGATGCTACCGGAGTTGTTGGTTTAATAACATAAAAAGCATCTCTAAAATCCTTGTATTCTATAGAATCGTTATCTTGTTTTGCTAAAACTATATAAGAAGTTCCTACGTCTAAGCCTTTTGACATTATGTTTATCCTTTCATGTTTTTCAGTTTATTAATAGAAGAAGAAATATCTTCTTTTGTTTTTTGTGTTTCGCCTAATTGATCATATTTTTTTTGTAAACCATCTGTAGCTAAACCCAAGACAACTTTCCTGTCATCTATAGCCAATGGTTTTGAAGAGTTTTGGTCTTGGTGTTGACTATTGGCTTTCAAAAAACCAATATGGCTATTATTAGATACACCCTTGGGGTAGCACTTATGCCCCAAAAACAGACCGATACCGAAGACAATAAAATAAGATACAATTAAAGACAAAAAAACATATATAACATTATTGTCTATCATTATTAAGCCATGTCTTGAATTTGGATAAACCCTTATATCCTATGGCTTTTTTAAGTTCTTTTTTCTTCCTATAAACAAAATATGTTGGCAAAACCCTGACCTGATATTCCTTTACCATATCCTGTCTATTGTCATGATCTACGTAACAAACAATCATATCATCGATCACTGACAAATTGTTATTTAAATCATTTTTCATTACAACACAAGACTGACACCACGATGCAGTAAATATCAGCAAAACATCTAAATCAAGACCTTCTGATAAAGCGAAAGCATCTTCGGGTGTGTCTACAAATGCTGGGGGCTTACAGTATGCTTGACTACCACCAAACATAAGAGCTATTGTTACAGTAATTAAAAGTAATTTTTTAAACATGGCCTATAATCCTACCTTTGGGTGTTCTAATAATATACCCCATACGAATTAAAAAGGGCTCAATACTGTTTTCTATAGTCTCTACAGCAATACCGGTCAAAGAAGATATACTTTTAAGACCAAGTGGATTCATTCTATTTTTCTTCAATACATCAAGGTACATTCTGTCATAAATATCTAAACCTTTATCGTCTATTCCCTGATTATCAAACACCTCGTCTATAGATGGCTTTTTTGTTTTATGGAAAGCAGTATAGCTTTTATACCAAGACAATCTAGCATTTAAGATTCTAGGAGTACCTTTGCTTCTTTTTGCAATTTCAACCAAATCATCTTCCGTCAAGGACAGTCCCATCTTATCAGCATTTGACCTTGCTAGTTTAGCTAGTTCTTCTGGTGTATAAAAATTCAAATGTTCTTTAATTTGAAATCTATCGTAAAACGGCTGACTTAAACTACCTCCGCTGGTTGTAGCACCAACCAAAGTAAACATAGGCAGATCTATATTTTCCGGTTGATTTTCAACAACCATAGAAAGAACAAAGTCTTCCATAACAGGATATAAAAATTCTTCTACTACTTTTGGTAGTCTATGTATTTCGTCTATAAAAAGTACAGATCTTGGTGCCAGCCCCATAAGATAGGGCAGAATGTTTTTGACGCCTCTGATATTCGCTCCGTTGATGGTATACAAATTGACATTCAGTTCTGTAGCCAACGCACTCGCTATAGTGGTCTTACCAAGCCCCGGTGGGCCGTCTATTAAAACGTGAGGCATGACGGACGAACCATCTAAACAACCAGCCACAACGATCCTGAGTCTGTTTACGACCTCAGACTGCCCAACTATGTCATCGAAACTAGAAGGTCTAATATAGTTAGCCATTTTGTTCTCCAAATTTTTGTATACAAATTTTTACAATACTCACAATATCATTATCGTCACTAGATGATGCAATAGTTTGCTTGATTATATCTCCCATCTCGTCTTCACTAAAACCATATTGAGATAATACTTTCAAACATTTTACATAATAATCATCTTTGTTTGCTTTGTCTTCAGTTTTAACTGAGTTAATTTTTTCTTGTTCTTTATAGCTTATGCGGATATCTTCTATGGGTTTAACCATGAAAATAGTATCGCATACACAAACAACCTTAAATCCTTTTGTTTGTGATTCTTTTAAAGAAAGCCAGTGAGAAATACCGCATTCTGGACATTTATATTCCAGATAAGCATCCAATGATACTGGCTTAAGATTTTTTATTTTTCTTGCTTTTGTTTTCATCTTCTTTCACCCAAAAAACAAAGTCATTGGCCTCGCTATCAAAAGCAGACTCAATAACGCCAAGTCTCACCATATTGCTCAACATATTACTAACCATCCTAGCATTAAGAGATTCAATAAATGTCAAATATTTTTTTTCTGATATATAGTATTCTTGTGTCTTTTTTTTGTTGGTTTTAGTTTTACAAAACTCTAGAAATATAGACATAGACTCTTGGTGTGTTAAGATTTCATCTATTTCCTTTTGTTCTTCTTTGCTTAGACTATTTATTGTTGTAGTAGACAAATCTATGTTGGTATCTTTGGACGTATCAAAGTTGTTGTAAACCAAAACTCTTGTGGCTTCTATAAATTTATCAACATCAGTAATTTTATACATGTCCATTTTAGTTAGTTCAATATGTCGAACATACCCTTATAATAATGTGGTTGTTTAATAAAATACGAGGCGTGACTACTTAAATGATCAATATAGATAGATTGTATAGGATCATTGACAAAATACTTCTTTTTCCAAATAGCTACTCCATCATAGTTATTCCCCAAATACTGGTAGGATTTGTTGTCCTTGCCAGTATTGGAGAAGTAACTATTCACAGGAAACTTTTTTACCGGAAAGCCATGTATGTTAGTTGGAGTATACCACACATTCGGGGAAGATTCAACTATGTCCTTCATCGCATCGTACAACCATTTTCCCCAGGAGTCCCAAGCCTTTTCATCAAATGTAAAATACTTTTTGTCCAATGAATCAGAAGGATATGCGAAACCACCGTAAGAAAATCCAGTAGGATACTGTTCTTCATCATCATAATTATCATCTTCGCTATATGGCTCATCAATATCGGACATTACAATCTCCATGCTGGGCCACGGGGCATCCTAGACTACCCTATTATACCCCATAGCCTCACAAGTATCAACCGATACAGAATTCATCACTGAGCTTATTTGCTAACTCTTTTGCTGCACTACTTAGAAATCTATTATTACTAAAGTACAAAGGAGTAGACACTTGATTAAGGAACTCCACGACCGTTTTTAAAAGTTTGGTCTGTGACCCATCAAGGTTTAAATCCTCGTCATGCAACTCAACGTCAGCGGTGCTGGTTGTTGATACGGGCATAGGATCGCCATACGCACGGTAGACCATATGTTGAGCCTGAGCATCATTGACTGTTCCCATAATTTGTTTGGCCTTATTCAGAACTTGATCATTTCTCAGGTCATTTAGAATTTGACTAGCAACATTTGCCGGGACAGGCACCCCGTTAGCATCTGATTGTTGGTAAGCCTTAGCATACCCCTTATACCATTCATCACTACACTTTTCAGGAATGATATTGAGAGTGGCTGGTTGGCCAGTAAGGGCAGACTTTAAATCAGCTACATTAATTGGTTGACCGGTGCTGCCGGGAAGTAGACTTGTAAAGTAAGGAGCCTTCTTTTCCCAGCCCTTACGCCACCAAGTATAAGGGACACGATAAATTTGATTAGCTTTAATAGCCCTGGGATCACCGCCAAAGTAATTTACCAGCTTTTTTTGTAGGCCGTTCCAGAACGTTTTATTGTTTCCAACAATTTTTCTACTAGCATCATCAAAAAGCCAATAGCATTGATAGCCATTACGAGTATCCACAACCCAACTTGGCTTAACAGGAAAATTATTAATCTT